ACATTAACAACAAATCTTATTTATCTCCAATGTCATTTGGCAGACCTGACCCAATTGTTGAGTTCGCTGACAAATTAAAGCGTATGGGTGATAAGGAAGATTGGAAAGCAGCGAAAAAGATGGAGCCGAAACTTCGTACATTCGTACCTGTATTGGTAAGAGGTGAAGAAGGAGAAGGTGTTCGTTTTTGGGGATTTGGTAAGACTGTTTACCAAGAAATCTTAGGATATATGGCTGACCCAGACTACGGCGATATTACTGACCCAACAACTGGTAGAGATATCACTGTTGAGATTGTATCGGCTGAAGATAGTGGTACATCATACCCTGTTACAACAATCAGAGTAAAACCAAAAGAAACACCATTGGTAGAATCAGCGGAGGAAACTAAGAAATTCCTTACAAGCCAAATGGAAATCACAGACCTTTATCAAGAATTAACTTATTCAGAGTTGAAAAGTGTGTTAGAGGGATGGTTAAACCCATCTGCAACCGGTGATGATGAATTAGAAACATCAGTATCGGCTCAAACATTATCTTCAACGGCATCACCTGCGGAATCGGTAATTCCAACACCAACACCGAAAGTGGAGGCAGTAACGGAAGCACCAGCACCAACTAAGAAATTAGATGATGTAACATCTGCATTTGATGACCTTTTCAACAACTAAAATAAGTTATTATGGCAAAAAAGGAAATTGAGTTAGCAGATATACTTGCTGAAACTCTAAACAAACAATCTAAAGACCAGAAAGTGGCATTCTTTTTGGATTCGGATGAAGCACCTACAAATGTAGAAGGTTGGGTATCAACTGGAGCATCATTGTTGGATGTGGCTATCTCAAATCGCCCTTATGGTGGATTGCCTGTTGGTAGAATTACCGAAGTTACTGGGTTGGAGCAGAGTGGTAAATCGCTCTTATCCGCCCACCTTCTTGCCGAAACGCAAAAGTTAGGTGGATTGGCAGTATTAATTGATACTGAAAATGCAGTAAGTGCGGAGTTCTTAAACGCAATTGGAGTAGATGTATCTAAAATGCTTTATGTAGCAGCTGAAACTGTGGAAGAGTGTTTTGAGTACACCGAAACGATTATCGAAAAAGTGAGAGTTGCATCAAAGGATAAGTATGTAACTATCGTAGTGGATTCAGTAGCAGCAGCATCAACTAAAAAGGAGATGGATGCTGATTACGATAAAGACGGATACGCTACCGATAAGGCAATCATTATCTCAAAAGCAATGCGTAAAATCACTAACTTAATTGGTAGACAGAAAATCACTTTGGTTTTTACAAATCAATTAAGACAGAAGATGAACGCTATGCCATTCTCTGACCCGTGGACAACTTCTGGTGGTAAAGCAATCGCTTTTCATGCTTCGGTTCGTTTACGATTGAAGGGTATGGGTACAATTAAAGCAAAAGACAAGAATGGAAATGACCAAATTGTGGGAATTAAAGTTCGTTGTCAGGTTGTAAAGAATCGTATGGGCCCACCATTACGAACGGCGGATTTTGATATCTTCTTTGATAGAGGTATTGATAACTACGGAGCTTGGTTGGGTAGTATGAAAGACAATAGCTTACTTAAACAATCTGGTGCTTGGTACACTTATGTGGATACCGATACCGGTGAGGAAATTAAGTTCCAATCAAAGGATTTTCCTGAATTGTTGGAAACTAATCAATCAGTTAAAGACCAAATTTACAAGCGTATTTGTGAGGCAACCATCTTACAATACAAAAAAGGTAGTACAATCGATTCAGATGAACTATTTGTAGATTCGGAAGTTATTGGAGATTAATTAACTAATATGTTACAAACAAAATGAAAGAACTTTACAAAAAATTACTCAATGAAGTAGAAACGGAACACGACTCAAACTCTCAAAGAGTGAGAAATAGTAGAGTTCTTATCATTGATGGACTAAATACCTTCATCCGTAGTTGGACAACCAATCCTACAATGAATGAGGATGGTGACCATACGGGTGGAGTTATTGGTTCATTGAAATCAATAGGGTTTGGCATTCGCCAATTTAACCCTACAAGAGTTATCCTTACTTTTGATGGTAAGGGTGGTTCTAATGGTAGAAAAAAGATTTATGAGGGGTATAAATCTGAAAGAGGTAAGAATCGTTTCAGAGTTAATAGACAATACCCCGAAATGATGACCCAAGAAGATGAGCAGGTATCTATGAAACGCCAATTCGTTTGGTTAGTGGATATATTAGATAGTTTGCCTGTTACAACAATGGTGTATGATGGTATCGAAGCAGATGATGTTATCGGACACATCACTACACAACTATTGGGTGAGGATGAAGAGTGTGTAATCGTATCTACTGATAAGGATTTCCTACAATTGGTAAATGATAAGGTCACAATCTATTCTCCAACTAAAAAGAAAAAATATGATAGGAAAGCGGTATTTGAAGAGTATGGCTTATATCCACAAAATCTACTTCTATTCAGAACGTTGGATGGGGATAATTCGGATAATATTCCGGGTGTAAAGGGGTGTGGATTAAAGACAGTACTAAAAAGATTCCCAGAGTTAAGTGAAGATAGAAAGATAGAATTTGATGAGTTTTTTGATATTGCGGAAACTAAAATCAAAGAATCTAAATTATATTCTGATATTGTAGCTAATAAAGATGTTATTTTAAGAAATCAACAATTAATGCAATTAACCGAACCTATAATTTCCACTAACGAAAAGATGAAAATTTTAGATAGGTTTAGAGAACCAAATAAGAAGTTTGAAAAGATGGAGTTCTTTAAGGTAGGCGCTAAATACAAAATCCTACAAAATTGGAGTGATATTAACGATTGGTTAAAATCAACATTTTCAAACATTATAGTTAAATAAAAATAAATGGCAGAAGCATTAGATACATTATCTAAATACGGTCAATCGTTTCAATCAAAAGTAATATCTGTATTATTGACGGATGCTAAACTTTTGGATTCGTTAAGTGATATTATACATAAGAAGTTTTTTGAATCGGAAGCTAATAAATGGATAGTTGAAACAATTAAAGATTATTTTGATGAGTTTAAGAAAGAACCTACATTGGATGTATTCAAATCAGAAATATCCAAAGTAGATAATCCATCTTTACAAAAAACCATAATCGAGCAACTTAAAGTAGTTTATACCCAAGTTGGACAAGATGATACGGATTATGTAAAGAAGGAGTTCTCATCATTTTGTATCAATCAGAATCTAAAAGAGGTAATTATACAATCGGTAGATTTACTCAAAGCGGGTAATTACGATAGGATTAAGGATTTAGTAGATAAGGCAATGAAAGTTGGTATTGAAACCGATTTGGGACATGATTATCTATTGGATTACATAGCTCGTATTGAGGATGAGAAAAGAGATACCATTGCTACTCCGTGGGAGGTTATTACCGAATTAATGAACGGAGGTTTAGGACCGGGTGAGTTAGGGGTTGTAGTGGCACCTTCTGGGGTTGGTAAGACTTGGGTTCTTGCAGCAATCGGAGCGGCTGCAGTTAAAGCAGGTAAGAGTGTTGTTCACTACTCATTGGAACTATCCGAAAACTATGTAGGTGAGAGATACGATACAATCTTTACTAGTATCCCATCTGCGGATTTGGTTGATAATAGAGATTTAGTACATAGAAAAATAAAATCATTAGCAGGTAAGTTATTGATTAAGTATTTCCCACCAAAGGGTGTATCATCCAAAAAGATTGAAGCTCACATTGAAAAGATGACAGCAGCTGGTAATAAACCTGATTTAATCATTGTAGATTATGCCGATTTACTACTATCACACTCAAATAAGAATGATAGTACATATGGGGAGCAAGGTGGTGTGTACATTGAATTGAGAGGAATGGGTGGTGAGTTAGGTATTCCAATTTGGACAGCATCACAAACAAATAGAAGTGGTATAGATTCAGAGGTTATTGAAGCTGATAAGATTGCAGATTCATACGCTAAAGTAATGAATGCAGATTTTATTATGAGTGTTAGTAGAAAATCAAAAGATAAACTAAACAATACTGCTAGGGTTCACGTTATGAAAAATCGTTTTGGCATGGATGGTATCACATTCCCAACTAAAATGGATACTAATAAAGGAATAATTGAAGTATTTGATGCAAATTCAGCAGATGGGATATTAGCACGGAAAGAAAGTAATAGTGGAGCTGAAGAAGAAAGGCAATTATTACACAAAAAATATATGGATACTATGCCGTTGGGTGGGGCAGTAAAGCCGGTATCTGGACTAGGATAAGATATATAAAAATATAAAAATAAAAAGTTAAAAAAACATGCAATTTTTTGTATGAGAAGTTAAGATTGGTTGTATTTATTAAAACCTAAAGCATACAAAAAGATAATTACATATGAGCAATTTATTTACAGAAAGAATAGCGTACAAACCATTTGAATATCCAGACTATTACACCGAAGGGTGGTTGAAGCAAATGCAGGCATTTTGGTTACATACCGAAATCCCAATGCAAGGAGATGTTAAAGACTGGAATGAAAATTTAACAAAAGAAGAAAAACATTTAGTAGGAAATATTCTATTGGGTTTTGCCCAAACTGAATGTGCGGTTTCCGATTATTGGACGGGGATGGTAACTAAATGGTTTCCAAAACACGAAATTAAACAAATGGCAATGGCGTTTGGTTCGCAAGAAACAATACATTCGGTTGCATATTCGTATTTGAATGAAACTTTAGGATTGGATGATTTTGCAGGTTTTATGCACGATGATGTTATGAAGGAGAGATTTGAATTATTAACAAATACAACCGCAGATTGGACTCCTACTGATTTACAAACAAATCACAAAGCTAGAGTTGAGGTTGCTCGTTCACTTGCTATTTTTTCGGCATTTGCTGAAGGTGTAGCACTATACTCATCATTTGCAGTTCTATATTCATTCCAAATGAGAAACCTATTAAAAGGAATTGGACAACAAATGAAGTGGAGTGTTAGAGATGAATCCCTACATTCAAAGATGGGTTGTCAATTATTCAGACATATGTGTGATGAGTTTCCTGAATTGTTAGAAGAAGCAAAATCAGCTATCTATGAAGCAGCATTAATCATTAGAGATTTGGAGCACAAATTTATTGATAGAATATTTGAAAAAGGTGATTTGGAAAATCTAAAAGCAGATGACTTAAAAGAATTTATTACAAAAAGAGTTAATGAAAAATTAGGAGAGTTGGGATATAACCCAATACCTGGCGGTGATGATTACTTTGAATACAACGAAGAATCAGCATCTCAATTAGATTGGTTCTATCACTTAACTGGTGGAGTAACTCATACCGACTTCTTTGCAATGAGACCTACTGATTACAGTAAAGCAAACGAAGGTGAAGATTGGTCTGATATATTTTAATTAAAATTTTATGAAGCATTACGGAGAAGAATTCGGTTGGGAAATCGATGTTGATTACCCATCGTGGGGAAATACGGAAATATACGTTAAAACAATCTCAAAAGGTTATCTATTAGATGGTGAAAAACCAAAAGATGCCTATTGGAGAGTTGCAACGGCAGTAGCTAGAAGATTGGGTAAACCACAACTTGCTACAAAGTTCTTTGATTACATTTGGAAAGGATGGTTATGTTTAGCAACACCGGTATTATCAAATACAGGTACTGATAGAGGATTACCAATCTCTTGTTTTGGAATCGATGTTGGTGATAGTATCTATGAGATTGGATATAAGAATTTGGAGTTGATGTTATTGGCAAAGCATGGTGGTGGTGTAGGTATTGGTATTAATCAAATCAGACCAGCAGGTGCAAAGATTACTGGTAATGGAACATCCGATGGTGTAGTTCCATTTTGTAAGATTTACGATTCAACTATATTAGCAACAAATCAGGGTTCAGTTCGTAGAGGAGCAGCTTCGGTGAATATGAACATTGAACACAAAGATTTTGAAGATTGGTTGGAGATTAGAGAACCAAAGGGTGATGTAAACCGACAATCATTAAACATGCACCAATGTGCGGTAGTGGGTGATAAGTTTATGAGAAAGTTGCAAGAGGGGGAATCTGAAGCAAGAAGAAAGTGGGGTAAACTATTACAAAAGAGAAAAGCAACTGGAGAACCTTATATTATGTTTAAAGGTAATGTGAACAAACAAAATCCAGAAGCATATAAGAAGAACGGATTAAAAGTGTTTATGACTAACATTTGTTCGGAGATTGTTCTACATACTGATGAATCTCACTCATTTGTATGTTGCCTTTCATCACTAAACTTAGCCAAATACGATGAGTGGAAAGATACTGATTTAGTGTACACGTCTACGATGTTTTTAGATGGTGTTTTAGAGGAGTTTATTCAAAGAGCTAAGGGATTGGTTGGATTTGAGAATTCAGTTCGTTCAGCGGCAAAAGGAAGAGCATTGGGATTGGGAGTTTTAGGATGGCATACATACCTACAACAAAAAGGTGTTCCATTTGAAGGATTGCAGGCACAATTTGAAACTCGTAAAATATTCTCTCAAATTAAGATTGAATCGGAAAGAGCAAGTAGAGATATGGCAGCTGAATTGGGAGAACCCCTATGGTGTAGAGATACAGGTTTCAGAAATACTCACCTAAGAGCAGTAGCACCAACGGTATCAAACTCTAAATTGAGTGGTAACGTGAGTAGTGGTATTGAACCTTGGGCAGCTAACGTATTTACGGAGCAAACTTCTAAAGGTACGTTTATCCGTAAGAATCCTGAATTGGAAAGAGTTTTGAAAAAGATTGGAAAAAATACAAAAGAAACTTGGGATAGAATATTAGAAGATGGTGGTTCGGTGCAAGATTTAGCATTTTTAGATGAGTGGTGTTTCTTGGATAGTAAGTTAGTACAATGTAACGAAGTGACTACGGAAGAGCATCAGAATAAATGTAATTCAGTTAAGGATGTATTCCGTACATTCAAAGAGATTAACCAATTAGATTTGGTAAAGCAGGCAGGTATAAGACAACAATACATTGACCAGGCGGTATCTCTAAACTTAGCATTTCCATCAATCGCTGACCCGAAATGGATTAATCAAGTAACTATGGAAGCTTGGAAGCAGGGAGTAAAAACCCTATATTATATGAGAACCGAATCAGTATTAAGAGGTGATATTGCAGCAAGAGCAACTGACCCGGACTGTGTAAGTTGTGAGGGATAAACAAATAAACAAATAAAAATATGTTAGAAGTTAAGAAATTTTCGGCAAGTTGGTGCGGCCCATGCAAAACATTGGCACCAACATTTAATGAGGTAAAAAATTCATTTAGTGGAGTATCCTTCAACGAATACGATATTGATGATAGTTCAGATGTTGCATCTCAATTTGGAATCCGTTCAGTACCAACTGTATTATTAGTTAAAGATGGTAAGGAAGTAAAAAGAATTGTGGGAGCTCAATCTAAAATGGTATATGAAACTGCCATAAATGAAAATTTAGGATAAAAAATTAGGAAAATCCAAATAAAAGTGTTATATTTGTTACATGGGAATATTAAGGGGTCAAACGCACCCATCTGCCAAACTTACGGATGAGCAGGTGTTACAAATTAGAAGACTATGGCAAATGGGTCATAGGAATATTAAAGTGATTGCCCGAAACAATAAGGTATCACCATCAAATGTGTTAAAAATTATCCAACGTAAAACTTGGACTCATCTAAACGAATTTTGGTCTGGTAGTTTATGAAAATAGAAGGTAAACAATATTGCGATATCTCTAAATTTTCAATTAGAGAGATAAACAAAAACATAGCAAAGGATATCATTGTAAATAACCATTATAGTGGGATATGGACGAAGGTATCCTATGCTATTGGTTTGTTTTACATATCCGAAGATGAACATAATTTTTTTAGTGGTGTAAACGAACAATTAGTTGGAGTTGCATGTTATGGTGACCCGGTTGGTAGAAACGCGGGAGCATCAATATCGGAGTTACTCCCAAGAGATGGTGTGTTAGAATTGACCCGATTATTTGTATTTGATGGATATGGTTCTAACATTGAGAGTTGGTTTGTTGGACAATCGTTTGAATGGTTACGAAAGAATGTACCTAGAATCAAAGCACTAATATCATATTCAGACCCAAATGCTGGACATTTAGGAACGGTATATCAAGCTACCAATTGGATTTATCAGGGTAACAAAATCAGATGGAGTGATAGTTGGAGTTTCAAATGGAACGAAGATGATGAGTGGCATCATAGTAGAACATCTTATGTGAAATACGGAACAAATGACCCAAAGATAATTCAGACAATGGTAACATCTCCATTTTGGATTAAGAGAGAACCCCGTAAGCATAGATATGTGTATATTCTAACCAAAGATAAGAAAGAAAGAAAAGCATTTATAAATTCACTTAAACATGAAGTGTTTCCATATCCCAAAGTGGAGTTGGATATCATTGATGAGGTTCACAAAATGGACCCAATAAATTTGGAAATATCAAATTAATTTTGTAACTTTGTACTATGGCTAAAAAACTAATAGAAGTACCAAACGCAACACAATTTGAAAGAGTTTATAAAGATGAGGATTGTACAATGGTTTGGAAGTAT